CTTTTTGCCACGGGTCTTCGGCTTGCTGGTAAGACTTCGGCCTACCCGTGACTGTGATAAATCATCATGTCCAGTTTCCACAGAAGTGGAACTGTAATTACCTGGAGTTTTGAATGCCCTCCAGGTTAAGTCTGCAGAAGCACGTTGAAGCTTCAAACGATTCTCGTAAGATTCCTTTTTGATACGAGCATCTCGCCTATCTCTAACATCCTTGATACCAGGTAATTCAGGTACCCCCAATATTCCCCCAACTATTGGGACAGGCTGATATCCATAGTAAACTCTATGCGCCATTATAGCAGCATATACTAACATAGGTAGTGTCATTTTCTAAAACCCCACCATAACAGTAATTGGTTCATGGACCATTGCGCCTACTATGAGTCCAAATAGGAAGCATAGTTTCTCATTTGAGATTTTAAGCTGTTGTTTCATAATTTTACATCTCGTATGTTCCAAGACATTCAATTCCAAAAGCAACTAAAGCATCAGCAGTAGTATTGTTAATCAAAAACTTCACCAGACCAAGAGGTGCCTGAACTCTGTAAGTATGAGTTGTCACTTGATCAGGTAATGTGAAATAATCACATGGTTGCAACTTCTGAGAATCATCTTGTGCACCAACGTCACGGTCGTAAGGGGGGTTATCTTGCTCGTCAAGTGTGACGTCAATATAACTAGATTCACTCACGTCCTGTTCTGGTACTCTGAAGAACGGACTTTCGTTATCCACAAATTGTGAGTCTCCTCCTGGAGTGAGTGTAGAATCATCCCGGACTGTTTGTCTTCTTTCATTATACGCCTTAATTACGCCGACAGACGTCCAAGGATTAGTAGCGGTTCCTAATCCTTCATGTCCGCCACACAAATGTAAGTAGAAGTCTTGGGCTAAAACTGTTCCAGCTCCAATTACTTCTTGCGCGAAAACAGAGAGTTGGGTATAATCCCAAACGCCTCCTCTGAACCATTTAGGGTTTCCTCCGAGAGCGGTAGTTCCAAGAGAACTCATAGCATACAACCGTTGTGAAGTAGCGGTTGGTAAGTCAGCTCCGACAGCAGGAGGTCCGTAAACTAAATCCTCCATGTCGTCATCAATGTTCAAACGTAGATTCTTAGCGTATCGTCCTATTGACCCTTTTACGACCCCAGCCTCAGCACGAAGTTCCGCTCTGAGTTCATGCGCTTGTTTTACCGCATTTCTGGTCTGCCAATTCATAGGGGCAGTGAAAGTCTGCACATCAATAATACCCGAGTTTCCAGTGTTGGCACCCTGGGGCGTTGCTATTGAAACCAATAGATCGTAAACTAGGGCTTTACCGGAATCGGTAACTTGCTTGTGATTCTTCCTGTCAATTTTACTTAGTTCGGCTGCTGCATCCAAGTAAACAGCGGTCGAAGTCGTTTTTACATTTGAGTCTATAACACTCATAATTTTGTTACTCATAGGATGTCGCGGTGGGAATCTACCTATAATATAGTCGTAGATTTGCCCAAAACCCACGATGCCCTGCGAGTCAGCACCCCTTTGGGTGAAATTATCGAAGAAAATATTCATGCCTTCCTACGGGCGGCAGTGCCCCCACCGACAACGACGGTTTTTAATACCTGTCATTGTTTCTTCTCAAAAAGCGACGAAGTCTGAACTTCCAAGCTCTAACGTCCCATTTGTTAGAGGGATCTATGTAATCCCCTGTGACGTCATTGAAAAAGGTTGGAAGTAGGGGTTGTTTCCATGCAACAGGTTGCCCCCCTACCTCCGCGCGTCCAGTGTGAACCGGCCTTCCTACGGTTTGGCTGTGTGCGCTGAATCCCATGTGACGGTGATTCTCACATAAAGTTTCCTTTATCTGCCATGAATGAACGCCCTCACTCCTAGATCTATCCCATACTAGTTTTCGTATGTCCGGTCTAGTAGCTACTGTAAAGTATTTACACACAATACAGGAATCAAGATTTCCATTTTCCGAAACCATCTTTATTCCTCTCGTAGGATTGACAAACGAAGCAAATCGTTCGTCCTTTTCTGAAACCTTTGGTTTGCCTTTCGCATCTAGCACAGATCCACGGCATTATTCTTCCTCATGTGTACAAATCCAGATCCATCCACGAGGTCCCGCGTGGACGTAATATCCGCATGAGTCATCTGTGTATCCTTTGGTACACATTTAGCGTTGCCACCATGCACAAAGTGGGCATTTGCAAAGCGGGTCGTGGTTATTGTTTAATCTTACCATAACCTTACGATTAGCGGTCATAATATAACTCTTGGCCTTTTTTACTAAAAAAGAGCCACAAAAAATTGCCAAATGCTTGTGATGGATGAAGTAACTTCGTTACCCTAAGATGGTCCAACTTTGACCCCTACTTCATCAAAGACCGATGAAGAGTTGAATTTCTTTTGACGCACTTTCCGTCGATTTCAACATAACCTTTGCGACAACGTCGCCCTGATTTTGGGGTGTAAACATTAGGATTCTTTTTGCCACGGGTCTTCGGCTTGCTGGTAAGACTTCGGCCTACCCGTGACTGTGATAAATCATCATGTCCAGTTTCCACAGAAGTGGAACTGTAATT